GTAGAAGCAGACGATTACAATTCAGGGAAGGAGGATTTACTGCAGATGGAAGAAATTAGAAAAGCATTGGAGGCTCTTCAGGCCCAGATGAAGAAGCTGGAAGAGGAGCACAAGGACAACGATCAGGTGACGGCGGCTCTTGAGGCTTTCGGCACTCAGATGAAGTCCTTGGAAGAGAAGGTTGAGGCTCTGAAGGATGACGATGGAAAGGATGACGAGAATCTAAAGGTAGAGACAGAAAAGTTGTCTGAGGAAATCGAAGGTCTCAGGAAGACTTTGGCCGAAATGGTTGATACTGGTGATTCCGACAATGCGGTCAGAAAGCTTGCTGAAGAAAACAAGAAGCTTGCTGAAGACATGAAGAAGCTGGCCGATGACAATGACAAGTTGGGCAACACGGTTAAGTCCCTCATGGAAAAGAACGAAGAGAAGGACAAGGACCTGTACAGACAGAGTGTTGCTGCGTTCTGCAAGGAACTGGAAGAAGACAGTCATTACCCTGCTACGGTCAAGGAAGTAGGGGCAATTCTATCCGCCTATGATTCTGGCGAAAGCACCGTTGTTACTCTTTCCGAAGAGACAGGCGAAGGCGACGCCAAGAAAACCGTTGAGACCAAGTTGGATCTCTCCGGTATAATTAAGCGGGTTCTTGCGTCAATTCCTGAAGAGGCAAGGGTAGCCTTGGAAGAAGGAACTGAGGGTCCGAAGGGCAAGCTCGGTGACAACAAGAAGCTTTCTGTTGCTGACATTGAGAAGCTGGCAAAGGATGAGAATATTACTTTCCGGGATATGCTTCTTAAGTTGTCCTCGGATGAAAAGACCAAGAACCTCATTGATGTCTAATCCTTGGGGGCGTGTTAGCCCTTACGGGTTGACGTAAATATTTCAGGAAGGAGGAATTTAGCAAATGGCAGATCAAACGTTGTCTCAGTTTACCAAGGGGGATGTAATTGGGTGGGAGAAGACCTTCGAAGCCGAAGGTGATATTACGAAGTACATGGTTGTTCAGCTTGGTACGGCTTATCCTCAGGTTAAGCCGTATGTTGATACCGCAACTCCTACAGATCCGGTTATTGGTGTAGCTGCTGCGGATGCTGAGGATGGAGAGTTGGTTCCCATTTGGACCCCGACCCCTATTGTCAATGTCATCTGTGAAGCGGCTGGTATCACTCGCGGAGAACTTGTGATTCCTGGAGCTACCACAGACGGTTATTGCCAGTCCGAAGCAATTTCTGACGGTACCGCCCTTACAGGTGTGGTTGGGCTTGCTCTTCTCTCTGGTGATACAATTCTTGAGAGGGTACCTGTTCTGCTCGGTCATGTTGGCCTCAGAATGCAAACCTAACCCATAATCACAATGATCGAAAGGAGGTACTGATAGAATGTTCAACGTACAACGAAATTACATCCACGACGATCAGGTTCTTAGTGCTTTGAGTATCAAGTACGAGAATGCTGAGTTTACCGGGAAGATGTTCCTCCCTGAATACAAGGTCGCAAAAGAAACGGGTAAGTACCGAATCTACGACCGTGAGGGATGGTTCAAGGGTGCTCCCAAAAAGGCTGACGGTGCCATCACGGAAGAGGCCACGCTGAGTTACGACGAGGCGACCTATACCTGTTACGAACGAGCAATCAAGGACATCGTGACAGACCGTGCGGTACAGCAAGCTGATGCACCTATCCAGCCGAAGGCTGATACCACAGAGTTTCTCACCGAAAAGGTTCTGCTTGCACAGGAACTGGATCAGTGGATTCTTATGGTTGGGGCCAGTGGTTTGCTTCAGTCTGGGTATTACACTGCTCTTACGTCTTCGACGGCGTGGAGTGGCGGTTCTGCTCCGAGTATTCTCACAGATCTTTCCACGGCAATCAAGGCCATTTCCCTTGCTATTGGGAAGCGTCCGAATATGATTGCTTTTACTACGGCTATTGCAGAAGCGGTTGCTCAGGATGACAAGATTGTGGAAATCATGAAGCACCACAGCACGGATATGATTACCGGCATCGGTCTCCCAGGTTCACTGCGTTCTTGCAAGATCATCATTACAGACTCCCTGTACAATACGGCAGATCAGGGTCTGACACAGGCGTTCGGTTATGTCCTCAGTGACAACATTGTTTGTGCTTATGTTGATCCTCGCAACAAGCTGACCTTGGGGCGCACGTTCGTCTCCAAACAGAACAAGGTTGCTCGCTGGCGGGATGAGGACCGGGAGGGTGAGTTCATTAAGGTGAATAAGGTTTATAGCCCGAAGATCACTACGCTTGCTGCTGGTTATATGTTTACCAACGGCGAAGTCTAAGGTGTCTTCTGCTAGAAAATAATGCTGGATGGGTAGGGGATTATCCCCTACCCTTTTGGCGATAACAGGAGGGTGAACCAAAATGGCAGATACAAGATATCTTTTTGGCCGAAACAAATGCCATCAAATCAGGGTTATCCAGTACATAGATTTGGATGGTTTGGATACTGCACCTGCTGTTCGTGCTGGTAGAATCTATCGTGATTCAACCACTGGTGCGATGATGATTTGTGAAGATGGAACGAGCTTTACCACAGTGACCTCTACGTAAGATTAACCCTTATTAAGTTGGTATGAAGGGAGCTATTATGAAGGTTATAGTACAGAAGCCTTGCTGTAAGTTTCTCGACGAAGAGGGGGAACCAATTTACCCTAACGTTGGGGACGAAATATCTTTAGATGGTGATGTTGCAGCGATAGAAATTCAGAATGGGACTGTCACTACTGAGGATGGTCTCAGGAAGAAGATGGAGAACGCTGGCAAAAAGAAGACGCCTGTGAAATTATAGGCGAATCCTCACTTCTCCACATTGGAAGGGGGTTTATCATAGATGGCTAGAGCGTACTGTACTGTTAGCGATATCCGGAGGTTGTTCCGAACAGCAACTAAGAAGGTGAAGCTGTCTGAGAACTACCGGAAGTTAGAATACAATACGGGTAATGGCGGTACAGTACGCCTCGCGGCTGTTACTTTTGCCGACTCCTATGTAGGTTTCGAAAGATTTACAGTTACATTTAGTGACTCCACTGCATTTGAAGTAAGTGGCGAAGATATTGGCGTGATTGGTTCTGGCACTACTGAAGCTGATTACTCCTGCGACTACTTCACGCTTTTGTCGGCTAGTTGGTCAGGAACTCCCCAAGCTTTAGACACGTATTACTTTGAAAGCAATAGTAACGTGAGCGTCGATGACGTAACAGCTTGGATTGTGGATACTTCTGACTATATTAGAAATAAGTTGGCGAATGTGTTTGGTGGGGACACTACTGCAATATTGTGGGAAGATGATTTAACGATAAATGTCCCAGGTGGCATTCGGTATGCTTGTATTCGAAGAACAGCATATGAAATCTTCTGTTCAATACTTCATGGTAATGAAGAGGATGATGACATGGTTGCTGTTTGGCGTAAGCAAGCTGATGATGCCTTAAGGGACTTTATTGGATGGTGGGAGAAAGAAGCGCAGCAATGTGCCCCAAGATGGCAAAGCAGAAGGAATTCGAATCTTCTCTTTAAAGAGTTGGGCAAGCTTGGTCATGGAGATTCAGGTGCGCTTACTGATGTAACTACAGACACTGTAAGAGGTGGGATTGATAGGCGATAATGATTCCTGATATTGCTATGGAAGCAGATTTTACAAACATAGAGAAATCCTTAGATGGATTGTTAAGGGTTTTTGATAATCATTCTGCTATGATGAATCTGATTCTTGAAGAAGTACAGGAATTGATGGAAGAGAGATTTGCTTCCTTTGATAAGTATTACAGTTTGTATTCTAAGGACAGGAAGAAAAGGTATGCCAAGGAGTACATGAAGACTGTAGGCGTTAAGACGGGCAATCTATTAACTGCATTCCAAGGGGGATCAGGTAATATCAGTCAGGTCGGAGATTATAGTACTGTAAAAGGAGCCCTTGCCATATGGGGTATTGATAAGAAGAGCGTTCCTTCTGCTCCGTGGTTCGACGGATGGCTAAAGAAGCATGCTAACACTAGCTTGGTAGAACTTAGCGCAAGTGACGTAGCAACGCTCATAAAGATTTGTGCTACGAACTTGTTTATGCGTATAGATGGGGTATGGTAATGGTGGCGATAAATGAAGCGGGATTGGATAATGTATACCGTAATGCCATTGCAAATGTTAAACAGGTTATACTCGATAACCAATACAGTGAGTGTGGAGTGAGGTTTAGGGAAATATACGAGAATGATGAAGACAACCCTATGCCTCAATCTGTCGCAATAGAGATTGAAGGACATGAGCAAGAATTGCGCTCATGGGTTGGCAGAAGGAAAGCCAACTATTTATTGGATATCTCAATAGCGGTGTGGTATTACCACGAGGAACTCAAGCCTGAAACAAGGAAGCATGACATTGACGACATGCTTTGGAAGATATCAGCAATGTTTATGCAGCATGCTACGATTAATGGATTTGTTCCAGGATTGGCGAGTGAAGTGGATGATGTTGGATACGAAGAGAGGACTAAGGGTAATAGAGTACTAGCAGGAGGGTACGTAAAGCTAGTTCTGCACAAGCTACATTCGATAACGAATGTGGATTAAGAGAAGGAGGTTCATAACATGTCAGGACCTGCAATTGGTGCAAGGGGGCAAATAGGTTTTGCCCAAGAAGGCGTTTGGGGCAAGAAGCAACCTGCTCCTACGTTCTTTGTAGAAATGGTCAGCGAGGGAGTTGTGTCTGAACTTGGCTCTCTTGTTGCTCAGTCTTTACGTCCTGACCGAGCGGTTCACAAAAGGATCGGCGGTGTTGAGTCTGCTGGTGGAGATATCAACTGTGAAATCGGTCCTGAGGGTTTCGGGAAGTTTTTCAAGCATGCCCTCGGTGATGTAGAGACGACTCGGTTGGACAATGCTTTTGCTTTGAAGGTCACTGATGCTGCCGCTACAAGCGCAAAATTGACGGTGGTTGTGGTCGCTGGATTAGCGACTACCTTTACCGTTGCTGTAACTGGCGGTACTGGAACGGGGGTTGATCTTACTCTTGCTGATGCTGATTCTGATACGCTTCAGGAAGTAATGGATAAGATCAATGCTGCTGGAACGGGGTTGAATGCATATTCCGTTACCAGTTATCAGGCAGCGGGTGATTCCACTACGATGAATGCCAGTGATTATTCTCTTGGAACTGCGGCTTCGAATACGCTTGGTGCGTGTGCGGCTGTCGAACTCATCAGGAGTTCTACAGAGAAAGACATCATGGTTGGCCTCGGTTGGGGTTGCTATCAGCATGTCATTGATGCTGGAAGGACCCTTCCTGCTGGTCTAACGATGGAAATTGGACGTGATGTTGCAGCCTTTACCTATAACGGGGCCAAGGTTAATTCGCTTACGCTTACTGCGGATACTGGTGAGATTCTTGGCGGTTCGTTTAATGTTATGGGTTCTGGCGTTACCACTGCATCCAGGGCAATTCCACGAACAGCTAACACAGGAAATGCAAGGAATGCCTTTACTGCTCGTTACAATGGTGAAGGAAGTTCTTGTACACTGGACATTGATAAAACGAATCACATTCTAACGCTCAATAGTTCTGAAGCTGATGAGGATTTGGTTTTGGATATTAGTGTTCCTCTCATTGAGCCTCTCACTGGTGTTGTGTATCCTATTCATCTGGTTGGTGGTCTGGTTGACTACCTTGATGACTTGGATTACATTGTCGCTACGCTCAATAACTACACTGGATGGGAATCGGATGCCAGCTACCTTGCTGATGTCTCTACTGAGGACATTTACAGTTCTACGGTAGTGCAGTTTGACTTTGATACTTCTGACGTTGTGAGTGAGCCTGTTACGGATGGCGACTTGCTTGGAACGGACAGTGGCGTTGCGGTTGAATTTTTGTGTGATATCGTCCTTGGTGGTGCTCCTGGAACGGCTACCATTCGGTTCTCAGATGATAATGGTGTTTCGTATGGAACTACGTACACCACGAGTGCTACGGTTGCAACTGAGGTCCGTTATGTTGATAACGGTAATTCCGGATTTACCATTTTCTTCCCGGATGATAGTGATCTCGTTCTTGGAGATAAGTGGGTTATCTCTTCCTTCAAGCTTGCTGAAACAGCCGACTACAGTTCCGTTGACCCGTTTGCTGGTTTTGAAGGGGCATTGACTGTAGACGATGCAGAGCAGCCTATTATGGGCTGGAATTGTACGCTGAACAACAACCTATATGGTGATAAGTACCATTTGGGTTCAAGGAAGCGAGCATCACTGCCAGAACAGCAGAGAAGTGTTGAAGGTAATATCACGATTGAGTTTGATGACTTGGATCTGTATCGCAAGTTTATCAACGGCGTCTCTGGTAACCTCGTGATGACATTCACTGCCGATGATTATATTGCAACTACGGCTCTTGGTAACTCGGCCACAAACTACAGCCTTGTGGTTCGTCAGCCGAACATGGAGTATAATGGTTCTACTCCTGTTATTGCTGATGAGGGAATCATCACGGTCGATATGCCTTATGTCGCATTGTACGATGATGATAACAGTATTCCTGAGTTGAGGATCACTCTAGTGAATACATACGCATACCTCTAGGCCGTTATGCGGTACTAGATTGTGAGGTTGAGAGGGGAGCTTCGGCTCCCCTTTCTTTTTCTTATGAGAGTGAATAAATACAGGTTATATGAAAGAGTTATTAGGATCACAACTGTTTCTCTACAGATTGTATTGGCTCCTTATATTTTGATTTTATGGGGCTTGACAAGAGCTATGAAGTATTGTATCCTGTATCTTACTAAGTATAGAGATGGTATTTTTACAGTGCCGATGTATAGTCTTCTACAGTTGGTGACTAAGGTAACAGCGGCATTTATTGGCAAGGATGCGTTGAAAAAAATTGTAGATGAAAGGAGTATTGAGATGGGACAGGTATTCGCCATCAAACCGGGAGAGGTACAGGAGTACATTCTGAAGAATCAGAAGGATGATCCAGTAGAGGAGCAGATCACTTGGCTGGTTTCAAACCTTACAGTACGTGAGATGGCTGACATTCAGGATCACTTGTTCTCTTCAACTGGTGTAGGCAAGAAGCGGCAAGAGCAGTTTCTGCTCGGTAAGCAGACGCACC